GGAGTAGGAATCGGATTTCTATCATCCTCCATGTATCTATTTTCTAAAGTTTCTTCATACATGTATCCTAAGTCTAATTCTGAACCTGCATTATGTGCTTTGTTTATAGCAGAAAAGGCAGCGTCAAAATCATTTCTTTTAACTAAGTCAACAGCATTTCTTAGGGCTTTTACATATTCCCTATTTCTACAAAACTCCACAATTTTGTCCTTGACATGTTGTAAGTCCTTAGAGTCAGCAAAATCCAAGGAACTCTTAAGAAACATGTAAATACTCTGGGCATGGATTTTATTTCTTTCTGCCTGAGAATCGTTTTCATCCTTGTTTGCTAATTCCTTGATGTTTATTTTTAAAACATCTATTGTAGGTTGTATTTTGTATGTCTCATAATATTCATACATTTTTTCTACTACCCAAGACATAGCCTCGTTCTCAAAATAATTTGGATCAAGAATGTCAATAATGCGAGTAAAAAAATTCTCGTCATTAAGCAAATTGTACAAAACCTTCTTTTGAAAATCCGTACCAAAAGAATTTAATAAATTGGCGGTCATTATTTATGATTTTAATCTGTTTACAAAGTTTCTATGCCATGAATCAAAGTCATTAATCCTAGAGAAAAGCCCGTCGAACGCAAACATTTGCATAAATTCATAGTCATAACTAGCGGGTACAAAATCCTGCAAAATTCTTCTTATTGCACTTTTTGTATGGTAAGAAACATCAACGTTATGTAACTGAATTAACTTGTAGTTTAATTCTAATTTGTCAAAATCGTTAATGAGATTATCTAACCCTTTGTATTTTTTACCCTCTGAAATCAAATCTTTTGCCCGGTTATAAAAGAAATCCAAATCTTCTATTTTAGTATTTCTTATTTCCGGAAAAAATTTAATTATGTTTTTTTCTCCTATAGAACCGAAGCTAGGAATGTTGTCGCTGCGGTCCCCTACAAAAGCCTTGTAATATACGAAGTTTTCTGGGATAATTCCAAATTCTTCGGCAACTTTTTTCGGAGAATACATAATTTTTTTTGTAGGGTTATAAACTTGTATGTTTTCTGATACTAACTGGAGGTAGTCTTTATCAGATGACATTATAAATTTATATTTGTAATCATCTAAGTCATTTGAGTTTATGAGAATAGAAATAACATCATCTGCTTCAACTCCGTCCATGATTAATTGAACAACAGGTAAATTATTTAAATACTCTATAAGTCTTCTAATTTGTCTTTCTGATTCTTTATCTGTACTTTCTGTCTTACTTTCGGTTAGTCTATTTAACTTAAGTCCTTTATGTTTGCCGGATTTATACCCTTTGTACATTTTTTTTCTCCGTACAGATCCTCCTTGACCATCAAATACAACAATAACTTTATTTATATTGTAAGTCTTAACAAAAGAAAACATACTTTCTAAGAATCCAAAGGCACCTCCTATTGTGTGCCCATCCGTGTTCAATGTCGGATAGGCACAAAAGCATCTGATAAACAAATTAGTTCCATCTATTATAAGAACAGTCTTTTCGTTAGACATAGATCTATGATTATCTAACAATTTTGATAAATCAATTGTCATCTTCCGTTTCTTCTATGTGAATGAATGGAGTAGAATCTCCTTCGTCGCTACCGTCTCTTTTAATGTATGTTGTAATATAATAATCAGAGATATTAGAGAATATATCTTTACGTATTTCTTCCCTAGAAAATAGCTTATCGTGAAAATCTTTCCTTTGAAATTTTATTTCCTCTATAATTTCTCCGGTCTCTCTATTGCAATATTTATAAGTATACCAGGGTCCGGAAGCTGTTGCAATTCCTTTGTCTTTTAGGAAATCCATAATTGAACTTACATCATCAATTCCTGAGTTATACATAATATTGAAGGATGCTTTTCTATGAGGAGGTCCTATTCTATTCTTGATAATCTCTGCTTCCGTAGTAATACCTAAAGGCAAATCTTTTTCAGGACCCTGTATTTTTCCTTTCTTGACTAACTTAACTCTTATGGATGAGTGAAAACCAATAGCCTTACCTCCTGATGTAGTGTAAGAATCCCCCATTCCTGGTCTAGCCTGTAGATTCTGCCTAAGTTGGTTAGTGAAAATTAAAAGAATCTTTTCTCTGCCTAACAAGTTTGTAAGTTTACGCATGGCTTTAGATATAATGATTGCTTTTTGCGTAGCCCATCCATCTTTGTCGTAATTGCCCTCAATCTCATCCTTTGTACTTGCTCCCATTACTGAATCCACTACAATAGTTACGATTACATCTTTATTAGACGCTCTCATTTGCTCTATTATGGTTTCAACTGAATTAAAAACATCTTCGATAACTTCATGCTGCACATATACGAAGTTCTTTTTTAAATCTACGCCAATAGCACTCAGAAATTCTTTACTCACAGCACTCTCTGTATCTATGATAATACCAATTCCGCCTTTCTTTTGCGTTTCCTTTATAGCGTGAGCAGCTAATAAAGATTTTCCAGATTGTTCTAGTCCTATTAGTTCTATAATTTTACCTACAGGATACCCGCCATTTTCTCTGTTGGAAATAGCCATATCTAGTGTTGTACATCCGGTAGATACGAAGTCACTAACATTTGTAGGTGCTAACGTAGAGTCTTCTAGCTTGTAAGCTACAGTCCCTATGTCTTTTTTGTACTTAGCATTTATTGCATCTATCAAAGATGATGCAAAAGATGTGTCAGTCCTCTCTTGGGAGGATTCCTTTTTCTTTGCCATAATTAACGTTTTTTTATATAGAATCTAGAAATTTAGAAAAATCGTCTTCAAGTGATTTGGTAGCTACTGGTTTTTCAACCTGTTTATTTCTTACCTCTTCCGTAGTTTCTTGTGTCTTTGTGCCACCTCTTATAATCTCAGTTGATTCCGGTGCCTTGCTTTTTGAGAATAAAGATCCTGCTAAAGAAGTTACCATTTTTTCAATCTCTTCTTTTGTATGAGTAATGTACAAACCCTCAATATTTCCCATTTCCTCATACTGTCTCTTAAAATCCTCAATAGTATAGCCTTCTTCCGCTCTTTCTATCAAATTAGTCGGGCTTCTCTTTGCTGTAATTTCCACTCCACCTCCGGAAGGTTTGGTGATAACTAAGTCAGTTCCTATTTTTAAGTCAAAGATTTTTGACGAGTCTTCTCCTTCTTCCTCAAAAATAGTATTCATGATGTTGAATATTTTCTCGTAAGTCTTAGTGTTTACAGGCCATACCTTGATTCCTGACGATTCCTTTCCTCTTATTAGAATAGGGACATAGTAAAACTTTTGAGGAGAAAAATATTTAATAAATTGCTTGTTGTTCTCATAATCCTGTCTGTAAAGATTATTGGCAAATAATTCAGCCGGATCTTCTTTTTGGAAAGTTTTAGGAGATACAAACTCGTAATTTGCTAAACCTATCTTTGTGGTGTAATCTCTACCATGAATATAAACCATATAAAAAGGCCATTCAGGATCTTTTTTGTTTGGTACAATTCTAATAGTGGTAGAACTAGATGTAGGTCTCCAAATATAATCAAAAATGTTTTTACCTTTCTTTCTACCTGTAGGACCGGAGTTAGAAAGTTTACTCGCTTCTTGTTTGAAACGTTCTGCAAAATTACTCATAACTATATAAATTAAATGTTAGAAATATTCTTTTTGTAAAGAAACTTTAAGTCAATTATTCTCAATCCATCAGATCCTGTCACTATTAGGCAATTCTCGTAAGCATACCAGTCAATTTTATAATTAACATCAAGTTTACCATTATTCGATTGCTCTATAAGTATGTTAAGGCCATTTAGAGTGAATAAAGTTCCGGTTTCTTTATTTCTATGTAATATAAGGGTGGACGGAAGTAATGTAAAATCTTCCTCTCTGATAACATTGTAACTTAAAATTAGTTCATCATTATCGGATGCATTTCTAAAAACAAATACACTATCGTTTGTTATATCATAAGTGTTTCTAATAGTCTTCAATGTACTTTCTATAAAATGCGGGTGGCAAAAAGTACATAATAATTTTGTAGGTTTCCTCTCAATCATGTTTGCATGTTTTCCAAATCAAAAGATTTCATGTTAAAATAGTTTTTTCCAATTTTCACAGATGAGCTAAACCCAGAATCGTTTATAATCTTTTGTATTCCCCTTAATGTTTCCAATCCATCTTCTCTGTCAAAATCTAATAAGAAAGAATCATACACATATAATACGATTTGCGTTTTCTTCGACTGCAAATATACAATAATTTTACTAATAATGTCAAAAAAATGTTCAACTTCCATTAATTGTATAACATAAGAGAATAATTTTCCTTTTGTGTAGGAGTAATCATCTTTTAGATTCGATAGTTTTAAAGTTCTTACACAGTATGGAACAATAACTTCTTTATCTTGAACCATTTGACTATATATCGAATCCCTATATTTATACAATGCACTAAAGAAAGGAATCTTCTTAGCATCCCCCCTTTCAGAATAAATATTAGTGAAAGTGATTTTTTTTGCCTCATCGTATTCTTGCGGGGATATATTATTCTTCTTGAAATACATCTTTGCTAAATACATGTGAACATCTTCTTCTTCTAATGTATATCCAATGGCCTTTGCAATCAGATATAAATGAAATGACTTAATATCAAATTCCACTAATATTCCTCTATCATGCCTAGAAATGAATCCTAAGCGATGTTTTTCATCTTTTGGTATTGCGCTAAGGTTAATACCATTACATGTCCCTACAGGCCTTCCTGTGGCATTGTAGAGCATGTATTTAGGATGTAGTAAAGATGTTGTTAATTTCTTATTGTATACTTCATTTATTTGAGGAATGTCAATGCAAATTCCATTATCTCTAATATGATTTAAAGATGATAGAATAGATGTATATTTTTCAATGACAGATGATTTCTTATCCAATGTGCTTAAATAGGATAGCTGACTATTAAAACATCTTAAGAACATGTAATATGGAATATAGATGTTATAAGATGTTGATGGATAATAAAATCTTTTGTACTTAGATGTAAATGAATATAAATCTCCTAAATAATCTGTATCTCCTTTGTTTAGCCAATATAGTAATGGGAACTCGGTTGAAAATTTACTGGGAAAATAATAATCAAAGATGTATTTAGATGACGCTATTACATAATTAAATGATAATAATGTCTGTAATGTCTCTAATGTTATGTTTGATTTAAATTCTTCATGTTGTAATGCTATTGAATATGACTCATTTGATTTATAGTCATGTATAAATAACATAGAGAGCCCCTCCGAAAAATTTGACATATCTTTCGGAATAGGAAACACAAAGGAACCTGAAAAATTAGTTTGGATCTTGTTTAGTTGATCCTCGTTCTCAATAACCATCATCTATATAAAACTCATTATAATTTACAATAAACCTCTTAAGTCCTGGAAAAGTTGTCTCTGCGCTTAAAACTTCATTCCTGTTTAATTGCGCTACTTTAACTTTATCTCCACGGACTTTCCAATAGATTTCTGCAAATATAAGTCTATTTTTGTTATCCTGCAAGTTTTTAGCAGAAAAATAATCATCTTTACTAATTTCTGTTATAGATGTTATTGGTTTTATTCGTTTTTGGTAAAAATATCTTTTAAAATAAAGACCTTCTTCTTCTATAACTTCTTTTGTCGGTGTGTAAGGATTTATGTTAATATACTCTACCATGGGTTCCGAACCAAGAGAAGAATAGACCCTTCTCTTAAATTCGTACTCTAAAAATAATCTTTTTCTAGTGTCCTTTCCATTTATACCTGCGTATGGTATTCTGTTGGTATAAAAATAATATCCTTTATACGGCATGTTATTTTCATCCCATAAAAAACCACCTTCTGTATAAAAAAAATTAGCCATGATTATTTTATTTTATGCTCCTAAGGTAGGTGTTCCCGGAGGTACAACTGTACAAATGGACTCTAATTCAGTTTGCCAATCTTGTCCTTCTATTACATGGTGTACTCTCGTGACTACGAATGCTATGTCTCTTTCGGTAGTAAAACTATTCGGCACTGTATTGCTATTTATATGATGTCCTATTCTCCATCCTCCTACACCATCCATTTTGACATTCATTTTCATAAGCCATAGATACTGGTTATTTTTTCTCAAAGATTCGGTTGATTGAGCTCTTAGACATGTAGCTAGTAAGTTTCTGGCTCCATCACAGGTTTCTTCACTGTACTTTGTTCTAGGCATTAAATCATTGTAGTAATTGTTTAATAGTTTATTTGCTATATTTTCTAATGCCATCTGTCCTGTTGAAAAACCATCTTCACAGTTTCCTTCACTTACTGCATGAGCTGTTCTAGATGTGTTAAATATTGTTTTAACTAAGGAAGCATGTAGATCTGTAGAAGGGAGTTCGGCGCTTATATTTAATTCTCTAGTAGATCCGTCTCCATTAAGTGTATCAAATTTCCATATATTAAAACTCTCCTCTACGAAAGTTGATGGCACAATTCTTAATACTCTATGCTCTGTTAAATTATCATCGGTTTGATTTCCGTCATCTTGAATTAAATCTAACTGAACGAAACCCCCAGTACATTGGCTAATGACAGTAAATAATTTCTTAAAAAATGTATCCACCCTCAAATAAGCCTCATCTATAAAATCATTTTTTATATTATTCCCTGGGTCTGCTATACGCGTAGTGTGCATAGTAGCTTTAATGGCATCATATACTGTATTCCTATGTATTAGTATTTTTCTATAATCAATATAAGTAGTGTAGTGAGATTTAATACCATCAATAGTACCTCCCGCAACGTCTTCATAATTTTTACCCTCCGACCTATTGTTTTTATTTGTATAGTTTCCTGCTCCGCCGCCTAGTATTAATATTTTTTTAGGGTCGCAGGATCTAACTACATTACCGGATAGGCAAGAACAATGGGGTTTTACGGGAAAACCTATGAAAACATCTTTTACCATTGATCCTTCCACGCAGCCGTTTCTATAAAAAGGCTCTAATGCAAATTCGTTTATTATTCTGTCAACAACATACTGTAAAGTAAAGAACTCATCAGTTGTCGTTTGAGCTGTTGGTATTTCTGTAGGATCTGGACTTAGCTCATTTCCTTCTATTGGCTGATATACTACTACGTCTGCATTTCTAATGTTACGAAAATTCAAATACGATATACCGAATTGTACCCTTCCTTCATAATTATTTTTTCTATCGTATTTAATTATTTCACCGTCTCCGATAGAATCTGTTAGAGTAGCACCTGATTTTTGAGCATCATATAACATGAGTTCATAATAACCCGATACCTGACCCTCTTCTACGCCATTGTTAAAAGATTTATTATTCTTATATTTTAAATCACTTCTTTCCCAAAGTCCGGATAAACCAATGTCAAGTGTGGAAAACACTTCCCCCGGTCCTATAGCCTCAAAAGATAGTTGATAGTAGTTTTCATTAGTTGTTTGCCAAGTTCCATAAGCAATATAACATCCCTTAACGGTATAAGAAGGGCATCCGTCAAAAGGAGCTGCATAGGCTAGGGTTATAGATAATTGATTTTTAGGGTCATTTATACAAAAAACTTCTGAATATTTTAAAAAATCAGACATAGTATAAACTTCTATAGTGCCTCTAATTCTCATAGATAAATTGACAAGAGACGCATCATTTCCTATTCTTTCTATCTCTGCTCTTACTAAGTTCGGTCTAGGTTTTAAAGAAGTTGGGTTGTAAGTTTCAGTAAAAGTGTCTTCTCTAGTGGACACAGTTATGCCTTCTTTAGTTATCGTACAGAAAGCAGTATTACGTGTTTTTGGTTTAAAGTAATCAAAAGTATTACCATCCGAGTAAAGCCCTTTTCGAGAGTTTAAAACATTTATTGTTGAAGTGGGTATAGGTCTTCTAAAAGGGGGTGCCATTTATTGCTTCTTTTTTTAAGTTCTCTAATTCTAGCATATTTAAAGGATATGGTATTCTGAGCCTAATTCCAACAGGAGGTACAATAGTCCCTTTTCCTATATCATTTTCATTTGCTATTATCCACCAATATCTAGGATCTCCATAATAATCATTAGCTAATAAGTCTAGCCTATCACCAGATTTAGCATATATAAAAAAATCACTAGTTTTAAAAGGTATCTTGTAATAATACGTAGTGCTATACCTTCTAACGCCGGATTCTTCTCTTATTATATTTGTTATATCTTCGTATCTATTCATTATCCAAAAAAGTTTGATGCTACTTGAGGTTTTCTTTTGCCTATATACCCTATCTCCATAGAAACATTGGTAATCATAGGTAATTCCCTTTCCTCGTCCCACACTATTTGTGAATTATCCCAATCGAAAGTTAATCCTTTTATGTAACCAATTTCATCTGTATATAGTTTACCGATATTAAACTTAACATAAGATCCAACATAGGGCCCATTATATACAGGAAGTGCTAGTTTTGATAATTCATTAAGTTGAGAGGTAACGTTGTTCACACTTATCCCAGAAGTAAGGGAAGGGTATGTAATATTAGCTACTCTTGTTGATAGGGTAGATGTTTTTGAAGCGTCGTTTAAATTTATAGCTGCGTCTCTTGTAGCATACTCGGTACCTGTTTCCCTTTGTATTGCTCCTCCTATTATCTTATCGGATAATTTGCTTACACTAGGATCTACTAAAACTCTAGACCGTTCTACTCCTGTTATTGACCTATTGGCAGAATTATTAGCTAATATATTGTCTAATTGATTTTCAAATATAGGCTGCATGGGATTTACTTCACTTTCTACCGCGACAGTAAAAGACAGAGATATAGTTCTACTAAAGCTTTTATATAATATCTTTGCATCTGCTCGTCCTATGTCTAGTCTTTCATCCCATTCCGGACTAGAAGAGTCTGATATATTATTTATATAAGCCATTAATACTATCTCCGGCCCATTTCCTACGGAACCAGCAGATATTCTTTGAAACTTAAAGAGAAAGGGTTTCTTTCTATCTCTAAGAGAAAGGCTACCCGGAGTAGGGGTATTAAATAAAGATCTTGCGTCTAGAGGCATGGTTTTATTTTATGGTGAACTTTCTTTTCTGAGAGTACTTTTTACTTGTCTTCTTCCTTCGTCATTAAAGTAAGCTACGACAGGGCTATTTTGTTTATTGACTAAGGCTTCTAATAATTTATTAGTATAATCAGTTGCTTTCAACAATTCTTCCTCTGACTTTTCTTTTTCCTTAATACTACTCTGCATCATAGCACTAACCTCTAATTTTTTACTTACGCTATTTGTCATTACAGAATCTCTAGATACACTAGTAGTTCCATAATTAGGAATTGTGTTAAACGGACTAGAGAAGTTTGGTTTGAGGGTTGTGGGAGTGGTATCAACCATAGAAGTTTCCACAGGTATTCCTTTTGCAGTTGGTTTGTTCAGAGAAGTAGAAATACCACCACCTCCACTCATACCATTCATACCGGCGTACATAAATGGCTGAGTCTTAAATTCATTCGGTTTAAACTGAGAATCTACTACAGCGCCTCCGGCATAATAACCAGTTGCTCCTCCTACAATTCCTCCCAGCACGCTTCCGACAGCAGTACCTACAGGACCCGCGATTGCAGTCCCTAATGTTGCGCCTAAAATCGCTCCTCCTTTTGCGCCTAATAACCCTCCCGCAAGTCCTCCTGCGGTTCCTGTAATTGCCTGAGCAGTGGACTGTCCTTGCTGTTGTCTGTTAGAAATTTCATATCCGGCAGAAGCAACAGCTAATAAACCTCCAAGTTTAAGCATGTTAGAAGGTTTTACCTTAGATATGTACTGGCCTATTTTAGAGAAAGCTCCTGTTTTAGTCGAAAGATTTCTAGCATCTCTAATTTTTTGAATAGATTTAGCTCTATCTACTACGTTCTTAGAAGTACGCATTCTTTTTAAAAACCCGGCACGCCCACCTTTCTTACCGCCTCCGCCTACTGAATCTAGAATTTCCTCAATTCCACCGCCTCCTCCTGCTCCTCCTACTATCTGAACATACATAGGATTAGATTTAGAGCCTAGAGTACCTGTTACTGCATCTAAGCCTCCTCTAGCTTTTCCTACAACTTCTCCAAGTTTACCTCCTGCTTTACTCTTCCCTAACATTAAAGTGCCTAAGATAGCCGATACCATCAATCCACTAGATGCTGCCATTTCCGCAGGAGAAGCTGTATTTTCGTCTTTTCTTTTATTACTTATAGATCCGAAGCTAATAACATTAACAACTGAAGCTAGACCTCCTACCGCAAACTTAACTCCTTCTGCAATACCATTTATAGCCCAAGCTATATGGTCAACAATAGGTATAATAGCTTCTAATATGGGAAGTAAAGATGATTTAAATGCTACGCCAACTTTTTCTACTGCCGTATTAAATCTTTCTGCTGCTAATACTTTTTTAGCTTCTATTTTATATAACTCTACATCTTTACCTGCTACTTTATCTAAATAATCGCTATTTTTCATTGCGGCATTTAACGCTTCTTCATTTGTTATTCCAATTTTATCTCGTAAATATAAACTTTTTTCTAATTCAGATACCTCCATTCCTACGGCATTGGCTAGAAGCTGTCTTTGAGCAAAATCCATGTCGTTTTGAAATGCATCATACCCTCCCATTTCATTCATCATCTGCTCCATAGCTCCTCCTATGTCATCTTGTAAAAGCAATTCTCTAGCTTTTCCAATATTAACATGTCTTCCTAATGCTACAGATGCTTCAACTTCTGCCGTAATACTTTGCTCAAATGACAATAAATGTTGTGTCATTTTTGCAGCTTTTTGGAAATTTAATCCTAATGCTTTTACTTGTAAGTTAGTGTCTACTAAATGTTGCTGCGCTGATTTTGAATCTTTGTTTATTCCTGAAAAGTATTTTGATGAGAACTCCACATTTTGAGCTATATCTTCCATTACAGATTGAGGCATGATGAATTTACTCTTATCTGCAAGTTCTAAGGATGCTGCCATTAAATTAGCTGATTGCTCATCTGTTGCACCTTTTGTTCTCAATGCCTCCGTAAAAGCTCCTGCTGCCTCTGTAGATACTCCTATGTTTTTTGCATTGTCCGCTATGCTAGCTAATGCTTTATCATTTACTTGTAATAATATGCCTGAATCTCCTAAAATGCCTTTTTGAACATCTCTGACATCTCTAAGACTCGCATACATGTTATCATATTGAGTTTGAGCATTCATTGCATTCTTAAAAAATTCATAAGATTGCATATTTGATGTCCCTAACTCTGCTGATATTTCTTTTATCTTATTATTTAATCTAGTTGCTGCTTTTAATATTCCTATAAATGCCGATGTTAATCCCGCAAATATAACGGTCATAGGAGATACTTTAAACATTGCCTTCATAGAAGCCATCATTCCTTTGAACGCACTGCCTTTTACGCCATTTGAATCAACGTATGCTTCGTCGAATGCCTTGTAACCTGCGGCTAATGTTTCTAATCCTTTTTTTCTTGCATCTAATATTGCACTATTAAATCCGGGTATCCAACCAACAAATGAATCTGTTTTAGCATATAAAAACGTTAATTCCTCCTCCCCTTCTTTAAATATTTTCAAGAGTCTTTTTCTAAATGGATCTAATACGTCTTTAGGTAATTTAGGTTGTTTTGTAGTGCCTCCTGTAGTCGTAGTTCCTCCGGGAGTTGCTGATTGACCTAATCCTCCTGGGATAACGGTTAATCCACCGGGGGTTGGGGTAGTATTATTAAATGGTATTATCTTGCCGCCGGTACTAGTTGCCGGAGTAGTTCCTCCGGGAATAACGGTCTGACCTACGGTAAAACTAGTACCTACTGTGCCGCCTGAGCTAGTTGTCGGAGTAGTTCCTCCGGGAGTTGGTGATTGACCTAATCCTCCTGGGATAACGGTTAATCCACCTGGGGTTGTGGGAGTATTGTTAAATGGTACTATCTTAGCTCCTGAGCTAGTTGTCGGAGCGGTTCCTCCTATAGGTGCTACTTTAGGGCCTTTACTTGTTGAAGCAGGTGATTTCTTACTTGCTGTTATATTCGACTGTTTTAAGACCTTTATTAATAAATCCTCTAATTGCTTTATAGATGTTTTGCTTATCTCTACTAATCTTACGTCGATAATAGGCCCTCCTCCCGGTGCTTTTTTAGTGCCGCCACCTGTACCACCACCTCCTGTACCACCACCTTTACCACCACCTGTACCACCACCTCCTGTACCACCACCTTTACCACCACCTTTACCACCACCTTTACCACCACCTCCTAAAGATACTATTTTAGCGCCTCCTGTATCACCACCTCCTAATGCAGTTGTGGCTACTTCCGGAGTTATACTAGCTACTTCTGAGGGGGATGGTGCGGCTACTTCCGGAGTTATATTAGCTACTCCTGCGGGGGATGATGCAATTACTTTTGGTTTTTTAGGTTTTGTTTCTTTTTTAGGTTTAACGTTCGATGGAGATGATGCTATATGTTTTTCAAGGAATCCTTCTTGTAGTATTTGATCGGCGTTTAATCCTGTTTTTTTGTATATTAATTTTTCAAGATCTGTCTCTTCGTATAACTCTCCTTTTTCTGTTATAGCTTTCTTACCTATATTTACCCCTCCTATATATCTTATAATATTTGCAATGTCACCCTTCCCTAAATCTTTCAAAGAAGTATCATCGGATCCTAATGCTTTTTGTATAGATTCTTTATTTAGGTCTCTTTCTTCATTTTTAGCGGCTGTTTTTGAAATTTCAGTGCCTGTTATTTTAGAAATAATCGGAGAGGAAGGGGCGTGAGGCGCATTTGCTTTTTTATTACGTATCCTGACATTTGCATTATGTACACTTAATCCTTCTGCTTCTATTTTGCTTTTTATCCTGTCCTGAAGCGATATCATTGCAGGACTAAAAGAAAGACCTTTTTCTTTTAGTATGTCTTGTTCACCTAAATAATATTGATTATTTTTTTGTCTAGAATGTAAATACGCCGAATTTTCTCCTATAATAAATAAAGCGCCATCTATATATCTTAAACTCGTTGTAATAGAATCTATATAACCGGTAGAATCTGTAGCTGTTTTTGACCGCTCTATGTATTTATCTATCCTTTTTATTTCATTTTTAGTAGCTGCTATGTAACTTTTAGCAGTTTCGTATTTTTTATAATCCTCTTGCCATAAAACATCAGTAGCTTTTGCTGCTTTTTTAGTTAGTTCGCTATTTTTAGCTTCTTTTTGATAATTAGCATGTATTTTAGCTAATTTTTCGTGTCCTTTATCTAAGTTAGTCTCTAATTTCTCTAAGTCATCAAGAATACCTGCCATGTAATTTTTAATCTCCGTCAGCTTCATTTCTACTCAATTTAAATGATATATACTATCTATACTTTTTAAAATGTTTATTATTAGAATCAGAATCATGTTTTAAAGATTGTAGACGTTGTAATCTTTGGGCTCTTAGATTTTTTAATTTTTCATCTTCCTTCGCAGCATTATACATTCTACCCACCATTTTTAATTGAGTAGGAATGGCTAATAATGAAAAAAGGGAGGAGAGAATCCCCTCCCTAACTTCTTTCATTCTATCTTCTTGATTTTTTGGATGCTTTTTTATTTGCTTCATTTCTCTCTTCATAAGCTTCTAATAATCTATTGTAAAAGAATTTTCTAATAAATATAGGCATGTCCATCAAATCATTATATGTAAATCCTTTTCCATAATGAATTAGTTGAAAAACTTCTTCATATATGTACTGTCTATCTCTCGAGGTCAGGCCAAAAAAATCTTTCATCGAAAACCACTGGAGTGCGAAATGGCTCCCCGGTGTACCGGTCTATCACTTCTACGTTAAAATCTACATCCGGTTGAATTTTACTCAAGAAAGATCTAATAGCTCTACTATCCGCTGCTAGTAAGTCTGTGTCAATGTAGTTTCTAATGTACACTAAGTCAACATTATTATCAAGAGCGACAATCATGTGCTTCAATCTCAATGTTAGTAAGCCCGGATCTTTTCCTACTTTCTCGTAAGATTTAACAATAGCGTCAATTTCCTTATCTTCTTTTCCTGTTAATAACTTAACATGAACTTCTTTTTTAGATTTAGGTAAGGTTAATTTAAATAAATTGCTATTTCTAGTTACTAATACAGATTCGTCAATCGGTTTAGGCTTTAATTCACTTAAATTGATTGTTGTGTCCTGTGTATTACCTGATGGTGTGGTAACTTGGATTACGTACTCATCTCCATAAGCTGCAATCCTAGAGGCAATCATAATGGCATTCTTGTCCCCAACTAGTAAATCATCCCAATCAATCTCTGATACTAGCAAGTTACGGAACATTCTTTCAATAGCCGTTCCTTGCATAATATAATTTTGATTGGTTAAGATATCTTCGTCTTTAGCTGTCATGTATCTTAATTCTACTTGACCCGAAGATAGGGGGTTTTCTTTAGGGTAAAAAAGACCTCTGGATGGTAAATCTACTATTAATGTAGTCTGATTTAGTCCTTGAGGGACAGTTGGAATAACCGGAATAGGAATTTCCATACCGTCTTCACTAGGACTTTGATTAAATGTAACTTCTCTGTCTGGTTTCATAATATTTATGTTTATTTAATTTTATGCTAATATTCTTATTTTAAAAGTTTTAGTTGAACATACGCATGGCGTTTGACATGTTTCCTAATTGACTAAGGGATTTAACAGAGTTAGGAAGCGGATTTGTTGCTAGCTCTTTGAAAGTTTCTCCTGTATTATAAGGAAGAATCTTTCGTTCGTTAGCGTCCTTTATTAACGCATAATCATACATAATTGTTACAGATACGGTAGATAAAGAATCGTCTGACATGTCTAAATCTCCCCATTTGACCGCGGAAACATACGCACCATGTATCTCCCATCTTTCTGACTGGACATTTGTTCTAGGCATTAATGTTTCTAATACTAATGTTTTCTTATATGTTTCTAATGCATATTCTCTTCCTTCTATGTAATTTGAGTGTGTATTTAATATCCATTCATATATTAAAACAGATGAATCATTCTTCACTTCCTCTGAACTAGATAGAGGGTCTACAAATGGATTATTAGCCGCTCTAGGGGAAAATCTATGCGCCGCTACTGGATCGTATAGTACAATCTCTATCGGATCCCATGTCATCTTACCTTTAAAGTTCGTCTTTGTATTTATATACTGTAATTCTATATTATCGTAGGTAAATCCTGGCTTAGTTGCTGATTTTACTAAATATGTTGGGATATATATTCCTGCTACATCTAAATAGAGGACAAACCTATTTTTTAATTTAGGCTCAAAGTAAGCAAAAGGTCTATACTGAGTATATTCCGAAGCTCCGGTCATAACCATCTCCTTATTAGATAGTACTTCCTTTTTCTGTCTAAATATCGGCGTAGATTTAGCCATTTCTTTTTATAATAAATATACTAAAAACTTAAAATTAATACAAAACAAGTAAAACTAGTTCCTTCCGCCGCCGCCAATCAAATTACCTAATGCACTTATTCCGGCATTAGCGGCTGCTTGAGCGGCTCCCTTTCCAATATTTATGGCTGCGTCCCCTAATTGTTTTCCTAAATTAGCGCCTCCGCCATCTAATCCAGGCCCTTCTACATCAGGAAGTTTCACCTTACTTCCTCTAACCATGGCGTAATCATATACTATTGTTCCTTCCATCAATACTAAATCATCACTAGACATGTCAAATTCTCCCCATTTAATAGAATCAAAAAATGCTCCTACTAATACGAAAGAGTCCATGACATCTCCATGAGGCGATAATGATCTTAAATATAATGTTCTTTTATATTCATGTATAAAACCATCTTCTCCCGGAGTTAAAAGATTAAAGGATGTTCCCGTTGTGCCGGAGTTATGATGATAGTTATTAATGTAATCATGTAACATTTTGGCGCCATTATCTTCAATTGGATCATAAAAACGTATTGTTATGGGCTGCCATCTTGATTTTCCTTTAACGTGAAATTCTGTATTTATGTAATCTACTGTGATATGATTATTCTCTAAAGTAGGTCTTTCTGCTGATTTTATGGCATACGTAGGAAAAAAAGGACCGAAAGGGTCTGCTTGCATATACAGCTCAAAGCGCATTTGCTGCTTTGGGTTAAAATACTTAAAAGGTTTGTGTGTAAATGCCATGTGTATTTTATAAGCACAGAGGTGCATTGGTGCACCTCTGTGGTTTATTAATAATTACCCCGCGTTAGGTCTTGTTACAGGTACTGATGCGTCTACGTCACGAACCAATACATTTGCATTTTGAACAGGTGGCATAGTTGCGTAATCATAAGTTATAGTTAAATCCAACATGTTTAAATCATCTGAAGATAAATCCATGTTTCCCCACTTAGCGTCTGCAATAAAAGCTCCGTATAATAGAAACTGATCTACAGCATCTCCATGAGGGCTAACTGCCTCAAATCTTAAAGTTCTCTTATATTCCCAGATATATCCATCTTCTCCGGGAGTTACTAGTCCCGTGCCAGTTTGAAGTAATCCAGAATTATGATGAAGTTTACTAATCCAGTCGTGCAAAAGTCTAGCGCCATTTACTTCAATTGGGTCATATAATGTTACAGAGATATCTTGCCACCTAGATTTACCTTTAACCTTAAATTCTGTATTGATATAATCTACAGTTACTGGATTTTGATCTAGCGAGGGCCTATCCGCTGTTTTAACCATATAAGTAGGGATGTCCATTCCTCTATCATTAATATAGAGGACGTATCTCATCTGCTGCTTAGGATTAAAATATTTAAATGGGGAGTTTATAAATGCCATTTTATTTTATTTTTTTTGTTTATTCATTATCACCAGGGAAAGAAGCTCCTGTAGGTAACACAAAGAAATCTAAGATTATGAATTCCGCAGTTCTAGTCGGTTTTAAATAAATATTACCTCTTAGCTCATTTCTGTCAAGAACATCGGGAGTGTTATTGGATTCATCCATAATTACTCTAAAGTCATATAAACCTTGATTTCTTCTAACACTTTCCAAGTAAGGTTCAACAATACTTAAGAATCTAAGTCTTGTTTCTTTGGTGTTTTGTTCAAACACTAAATACCTAGAAGATGATGCGATGAATTTTTTAGCAGTGATTAATAGCCTTCTTACGTTAATCCTATCGAGTGCAGATCTTTTCTTTTGTAAAGTTTTCTGTCCCCATACAACTACACCTTCTCTTGGATAAGTAGCAATAGGATTAATATTGTACGTATAAAGTCTATCTCTATCTCCTAAAGTTAATTTTCTTTCTGCCTGTAGAGCTACGTCAATGGCACCTCTATTTAAACCGGCTGGAGCATACCAAGGAAACTGTACGTAGTCATTGAATGCAATAACTCCTGATACTACAGTGGATGGTGGAACCCATACATTTCTTCCTAAGTCAGCGTCAGCTATTTGTACCCATGGATAGTAGTAAGCAGCATAAGAAGTATTTCTTGCTAAGGCTGCGTTTATAGCTTGTCCAATAGTATCGCCGTATCTAGTTGGGTCAATTACCATGAAAATATCTCCTCGATTTTCAATCATGGCAATCGCTTTTGTTATAATTTCACCATGTTGTTCACCTACTCCGTCAATAATTCCGGGTATAAGTAACATGTTGATATCATATTCATCTGCATTAGCTAAAATGTCAATAGCATCCATATAAGCAGTTGAACCAGAAGCTCCCCCCGCTAAATCATCTAAATTAAATCCTTGACTGTTTTGTCCGCTAATTTTATCAAAGAATGATCTAGGATGTTTTACATATCCATCTGAACCTCCTGAGAAAGTACCAGATACTTCAGCAGGTAAACTACTAGAGAACGCGGCAACTCTTATTCTTCCACTCTCGTTCAAATAATTGTAATTCTCTTTGAATACCTCTACTCTAATATACCTAGATCTATTAGGGAATGAGCCACTTAATTGTAAGAATGGGATACCGTCGGAATCATATTTCAGATTGTACGTCTGATCTCCAATAACTCTACCGATGTAGTTAGTATCATTAGGGTCTAAAGTTAAGTCATTGTACTGCTCTACAATTACTTTTCTATTGTGTCTGTCATCTCCTCTTCTTATGTACAAATCAAAAGTACCTAAATCAGTATTAACATCTCTTACTTCCCATCTTAAATTCTCTCTAGTTCCTATGTTCAATACTCCTCCCGTAGAGTCATCATTAGGGTTTCCTACTCCATTATTAGAGGCAATAGAAGTGAGTGATGTATTTACATATTCACCCGGAGATACTACAGTGAGTTTAAATGTTTGTTGAGCGGCTGTAAAATAAGAACCGGTTAATTTAGCCTTAATTCCAGCAGGAGCAGCAGCGTAAGCACCTCTAGTTACTACATTTGAACTTGCGTACTCATAATCACCAGCTAGTACCCTAACAACGGTTAAGTTTTCTGCATATCTCAAATATTCTTGTGCTACATAGTCTGTTAAGAACTTGTACTGTCTTTCGGATGTACCAGAACCCGAACTAAAGGCTCCACCAAAAGCTCTAAGGTATTCCTCGTAAGAGGAGATTGTAGAAGGAACGAACGCGGGTCCTTTTAAAGTAGGACCTACAACCGCCGCTCCTATAGCTTGTATTTCTAAAGGTAAAAAACTAAGGTCTTTTTCTCTTGTAAATACGCCAGGACTGACTATTCTTTCTGCCATTTTTTTGTTTTTGTCAATTAAATATTATACCAAGAATTATTAATAAATTCTCATTTGTTATAAATATGTTTTAAAAATCTCAAACAATTAAAAAATATGAAATTACGTTAATCTTTCCGACATTGTTACCTTTTTAATAGATAATGCTTTTTGAATAGATGATTTTCTCTCTACAAATGCCGGCATAAGTGTAGCTAATACTCTTAATCTTGTAGATGCTTTTACAATTCTTTCTTGTTTTGATATATTGACTGCGGAAAATGTAAAATCTTCGATGTGTGTAACAAATTGATAATCATTTCCCCACACAAAATTATTAACAGGTATAAATTGTTCTATTACTTTATTCAGCTGTTCATTAAAATCTGTCCAAATGTTTAAATCATAGTACACATAGTAGTATTCAGGTATGAGAGTAATGTATATTTCTTTTTGTGGTAAATCTGTATTGCCCCTATTGTTAGATCCATACCGGGCATTATTTTGAGTGTACCCATCTCTGTAATATACCCTGCTAGAAACTCTGTTGTTTACATCTAACTTAGCGAAGGCTTTATATTCTTCCATTCTTGTCCGAGATAATGTAATTACAGGACAAAGAAGTTTGTTTTTTTCATCTCGCATAAAACCATTTGATTGAATTTGAGACCAGAGTTCTCCGCTACCATACATCACAGGAACATCAATCATTCTATCTCTATCTTGAACTTCAGGTTTGATGTTATTTCTAATGTATTGAAGTATAGAGTAATCTACATCATATATTGTAATTTCAGGAATCTTAATGTAATCATCGTCCTCTCTAGTCTGCTCTCCTCTGTTTACTTGATTTCTGTAGAGTTGATTATATACCGTAGGATTTATCGTAGATTTAGCCATTTTAATATTTGTTTAGTTCATCATACGCGTCATTAATTCCGGATCTATAATCAGTGGTAGTTAAGTTTGTTTTTCTACTTAAGTGTGCTTGGGCTATGACTGATATATTATAACCAAATTCAGATTCTTCTCCTAATACATGGGGTATATATGTTTCGGGATTTCGTCCAAACCAAGCATTATCAGAGAATACATTGTTTAGTTCATAAAAATCCATATCAAAGAATACATAGTCTCCGGGTTCTATAACCAAGTCTCTCTCTAATAAATCGTCTCTTAAAAAGTAAAATGTAGCTTCTCTTTCAAAATCCAATCCAAAATCAGTGTCAATAGTTTCCTTAGTACCTCTTTTTATGATACAGTTTAGTCTAGTAGCATTATAGAATACTTTACTAGGTGCTTCTCTATATATGTTCTCTCTAGTATCTTCCCTAGATAATTTATAAAGTTCAACCTCTAAGGCCATTACTTTATTCACTCTTTCTCTGTTTATACTCCTAACTAAAGAAGCATCTCTACCACTTCCAAATAGTGCCATTATCCTACGTATATTTTAAGTGGAATTACTGCTAAAAATTTTTCGTGAGCTTCGGATTCTGCCATCTTTCTTTCTAATTGAGATTGACGGCTAAATTGATCTAACTCTATCCTAAGAACATCTATTAATCTTTGTTTTTCTTCATTTACCGAGTACATCAAATCTTCTGTATTCAGTACGATATCATCTTCTAATCCGGGTAAGGTCTTATACTTTCCCCTAACGTAAGCAAGCATTTCTTTAGATAAGACAAGCGTGTACTTCTTTATCCATTGCTTACCGATGTCATTTATACTAGAATAAGGTAAGGTGAAATAAGGTATAGTAGCATGGCTATTTATTTTACCTGTACCTCCTTTATTCGCATTTTTGTATTCGGAATCTAAAGTGTATTCAAACCAAATTTTGTATTCTCTAACCGGTGTAGGGAATATTCTTATTCTATTATTAATTATCTCGAAGCCGTATGCAGATTTTCTTATTTGGTCATTAAATTCTATCGCCTGCATCCTAAGAATATCATGGTGCATAGGCATTAATAAGAAATTAACTCCGGGGCTAAAATTACCGAATCCAAATTGGTCAAGTAAGTTTTGACTACCTAATCCTGTTCCTACAAAGGGGTCAAAGTATTTTACAATAGCCGGTGGTGCATTGTGAAACATTTTTCTTATTACGAACTTGTCTGTAGCGGGATTACCGGATTCTAAGGAAACTCTAGTGGGGTCTAGTAAGCTATATACTTGTTTCCCCTCTTTTACCAATATAGAGCCAGTATAATAGGTAGTTCTGCCTCCTACTCCAATCTCTGTACCGTATTCCGCGGATATTTCTAAGACACCTGCTATTGAATTGGTAACTAATTCCTTTTCTAATCTAAGGGAACCTGTATTGAATCCCATTAATCCTAGAATATTGTCTTTGGCAGAATGGGCATTAACTTGGTTGCTATACTCGGAGATAGACTCTTCAAAAGCGGTATAGAAGTTTATATCTTGTAATTCCACGTCGCTAAGAGGATAACCTAATCTTCTAGCGCACCATACGGCTACTTTAGGGGCATCCTTTTGGAAATTGGTATCCTTATCAAATATTCCGAAAGGCGTAGATCCAGATACTGCGCTACCACTTCCAGGCCAAATAGGTATGTGAACTGCCATCTGCTGTTTACAATAAATAGTATTAAAAAAGTCTTTTATTCCACTTTTTAATATACTTGTCTTATAAAGGATACGAGAACATATCTAACTCCGGAAGTTACAGGTCTTGCACCATGCCTATGTGTTATCTGTCCCGGATGTATTGTTAATTCGCCTACTTCTCCTTTAACTAATTTCTTTTGTTTTGAAAACCATGTACCTCCTCCCTCGTATTCATCATTCAAAGTAAGTACAGTAGAGAATGCAGAATCATCATGGTGTAGGGATAAGTGCCCTTGATTTTCCGGTGTGTATTTTATAATAAAGTTTTCAGAGCTAAATTTCTTCCATTTGTCTCCAGTAAGTACAAAATTAGATTTTACGAGGGGATATATGTAAGTATTTAAAAACATGTCATAAGCATCATGTAATTGAAATTCATTGATAAGCATGTCATGAGTTGGATAATAATAATGTCTATCTTTTGTCCATTTTCCACATTCTTCTGCTAATCTTATAACTTCATTGCAAAATTCTTTTTTGAAGGCATGTAAATGTAAGACATCAGGTATAGGTTCATCTACAATTAAATCATATTCTTTATTCTTTAATGCAGGATTGATATACATGGATGACCATTTATCTACATCTTTTGTTAGATAGATGTTAGATGCAAATGAGTTATTAGATGTTTTACTTGTTTTTGAATTACTTGTTTGACTTACTATAGATTCTTTTAAACTATATGCATTCATGTCTTTCCATATAAATGCTAAATCTAATCTTTCATTGTTGTTTGAATATGTTGATGCTATGAAGTCATCTACTGGTAAGATGTATTTTTCAAAGTTCTGTTCTATTATTCTTTGTATTCCTACTTTTGATAACATGTAGGCATGAGATAACCATGAGTATCCTGGATGTATATATAATTCATTTTGTATGTCTATGTCCCCGCCGATTTTTTGTCTTCCTAAATATAATAGTCCCCAATCGTATAATGCTATTTCTTTCGCGGGGAACTCTCCATTTACTTTAAAATCATCCTCTAAAATTAAAATAGAATCATAATTTTTCTTTTTAGCATCTTTCCATACAGATAAATGAGATAAAGCACATCCAATTTCTCCAGGCAATATATCTCGGTTATAATATGAATTACTATGATTATCTATTTTCCAACTATTGTATAAAGACCATTCAAAATCTACTTTAACATTTCTACCATCTATAGCTTTAAATAAATGAAACTCACCCGGTATAATACCTAGTTTATTAAATTCGGCGGTGTATCTATTAATAGCTTCATCAGATACATCAAAAGTAATTACATAGACAGCATCTATCTTTAATCTATTTTCCATGACATTAATATTTATAAATTCTTTAGCAATCATTTTAGGATTAAAAGCATCATATACATTTAAATTTGATGTAGATGAATTAGTAAGCATTTTAAAATTATCATTAGACAATACACATGATAACCATGAATCAAAATCAATATAATTAAATATAGTTTCTTTTAATC